GAACTGCCTTGGCTCGTTAAACATTGACCTACTCTAAAGACATCTAAAGTACCGATGATAGCCACCAAATTTCAAGAGTGCTACTATTTCTAGCAGTGTCGTACCATTATCGTTCTTGCCCAAGGAACACTATCATCGGTTGGGCTTGGTTATGAAAGAAAATAATATCCAAAGAATAATCGGTGCAGTGCTCAGACTATTACATAGTGAACATCACGCAAGTTCCACCACACCGATTCACGTGAATTGCATATATAATGGGCAAATGAAAAATTACATATCGAACAATGTAGGTGCATTTGTATCAGCCTCGGCAGCTTTGCAATTCTTTACAGCTTCATTAAAGTAACTATCCTTTAATTCAAAGCCGACACCAAAGCGACCCATCTTAATTGACTGATAAACCTCAGAGCCGATTCCAAGAAATGGTGTAAGAACCTTATCACCCTTGTTACTCCAAAGAGTTATTGCTCGCTCAATTGTTTCCAATTGAAGAGGGCAGATATGCTTCTCGTCATTCTCGTCACGCCCCTTAATACCATTAAGTGTTTTAGAGTAATCAATATCCATCCACACTGGCGAAGCGTACTTCTGCCAAGTATCAACAGATATATCACAATGAACTGGGTGTTCATGTTCTCCTTCCTTACGGAATACCATAAGATAGTCAGGAATGCCGACACGACTCATAGCCGCATCTTTCTTTACTTGCTTATGAAGAAGACCGAGTGCCTTTGTTCTCTGCATTTCGGTTACAGGATTCTTCCAAATCGTTACTCTTGAATGATAAATGAAACCTACTTCTTGGAATGCTTCAAGAATCATACCTGAGAAGTCACGAAGACCAATATATCCTTCCTTGCCCTTCTGAATAGGCAAGTCCATACAATGTACGGCAACGTTACGACCGCTCCAAAGAACTCTGTATAGTTCTTTAACAAGATATTTGAAGGCAGTAAAAAACTCCTTATAGTCCTTTGAATTACCCATATCCTCTAACTTATCGGAATATGTGTAAAGTTCCGCAAATGGTGGAGAGAAAATAGAAAATCCTATACTATCATCGGGAACATCCTGAATGAGCTGCACACAATCACCTAGGCGGATGTCGCAGTTCTTTGATTGATACTTATTATCAACTTCCATCTTCTTTAACTTTATCTGATTATTGATGTTACGACACATAGCTTCGGTCATAGACTTCTGCATTTCAAGGAACAGCTTTTGCTTTTCCTCGAATGATGATTTAACGTTCTGCATCGTATCAAGAGTAATGATGTGGATATTCACCTCATCTTTCTGACCGAAACGATATGAACGTCTGATACCTTGATAGGTAGCTTCAAATGAAAAATCAAGTGAAGCAAACATCTGATTGCGGCAGTTCTGATAGTTAAGACCGAATGATGCAATCTTCAACTTAGTGATAAGCACTCTGAACTCGTTATTAGCAAATCCGAGCAACTTATCTTTCTTGTATTGCTTGCTATCACTACCTTTAACCTCGACTGCATCGGAAATCAGTTCACGAAGAACCTTGCCTTCCTCATCTTGCCCAATCCAGATAATCCAATTCTCGGAAGAAGCATTAATAATCTCAGCAACTCTTTCAAGACGTTGCTTGATAGTTCTTCTAAGCTCTTTATGGAAATCCGTTGCAGACACAGCCATATCATTAAAGAGAGCACCGTTATCTTTCTTCTCGGTAACGATGTAATCTTCAATAACATTCATCGGTGGAAGAATATATCCATCATCGATAAAACCAATATCAGACGGTTTACTGAGCATTACTGCCCAAGTAGAAACGAAATCCCAAAAATCTTGTTGTGCATGACCTTTCAGTCTCCAATCAGATGTAGAGCCGCCATCATGTACAAAATACATCGCAAGCATTTCGTTTCTTGTCATAATATTCAAGAACTCTGCATGATTACAAAGCTCGGTCGTATCGTTTGGAGAAGGGGTTGCGGTACAACACAACTTATAAGGTGTATTCTTGAAATCCTCAATAAGAGCGGTTCTTGTCTTACCTGCAAAGTTCTTCAATATTGAACTCTCATCAAGAACGACACCCCCAAACAGATAAGCATCTATGTTATCCATATTATCATAGTTGGTAATATAGATACCAGCATCCAAGTCCTGGTCGAATGTCGTAAGAGCAATCTCAGTTACTTTGTACCCGAAATGAACTCCTTCTTTGATTGTCTGACCTATAACACCCAATGGTGCAAGAATAAGAACAGGCTTATTAATGTGATTTACCACTTGTTGTGCCCATTCTAATTGCTGATACGTCTTTCCCAATCCACAGTCTTCAAACATAGCAAAGCGACCAACTTTCAATGCTCGCTTAACACAATACTTCTGAAATGGGAATAGTTGAGGACTCAAATCACTATCCTCAACGTCAAAACCGCTTTCTTGAACGGCAGTCTGTTTTTCTGAGAGAAATTTCAGATAACCGTCTAATTCTTTTGTATTCATCTATTAAACTGTTTTTAAAAGGATGCTTCGTTTCCGAGGTTTCAAAAGACACACCGCATGCCAAACTTACGAGAGGTTTTATTTCCCCTTGGTGCGTTTTCAATTCATACTCTTGCCCAAAGAGCAACTCCACATCCTATTCTACGACAACCTTAGTCAGCGTAGGGGCGGTTTTACACAACTAACTAACTAAAACAATAACTATTTCCGTCAGGTGGATAGTCGATTATCTTCCATTCATTTTTCTTGATATGGATAGCTTCACGAAAAACCACAAACGGCTCACCATTATGACGTTTCTTGTTGTGTGCAACAATCTTACTGATACACCCCTTGGCAGTTATTCTGAACTCCCTGAGAGAATGAGTGTACTTTGATTTTACATCACAAACAATCAATTTTCCGTCTTCCCAAAATATGAAGTCTGGTTTATAGCTATGACCGCTAACCATCAGTCTTTTATCGTACCGAACCTTTGTTTTGAGTTGTTTCGGCACAAGCATATAAAGGGATTTGAATATATTGAGTTTCACTTGCCTATGAATACAAGAAACTCGTTTATCAGCAAGAAGAATTTGGTGATACAGATATTCTTCTCTACTATCGTACTCAGTACCATCTTTCGATGTGTACTTGTGTTGAACAACCCTTACACCCATTTGTCTCCTTCTTTTGCTGGATTTTTGAAAATTCTATTATATGCTTCGCATCCAACTCTCTGCCATTGTTTGCTTGCAAACTGAACTATATAATCACCTTCCCTAACAAAAAGGCTACCTTTTGTCTCCGTTGCATTCAGATAAACAGTCAAAATGCCATCAACTATTTTGTCTGATTTATAACATTCAAGGGCTCTTATTATATCAATATTTTCTTTTTTTACCCTAATATCTTTTATTATCTTCATTCTATTAATTATATAAAACAAAGATGCGCTATTTTTTATCCCAAATTTCTCTTTCGTCTTTTTGTACGAATGGCAATTATTGTAAAATTCCAACACATCTAAATAATCATAGTGTCTTTTTCTTGATAACTTTGCAATCTTCAAGCTCTTATCTCTATTCACCTTTTTCATATCCCAATAATTCTCCTTGTAAGAACCGATAGCGATATTGCAAGGTCTATTATCTGTCGCAACATCGTTCAAATGTCTAACTACTTGAGCTTTCAGAAAATCCTCACCATATTTTTGAAAAGCGCATAATTGATGATGCATAACGTGATAGCATTTCCCATCTATCATAATATTTGTACCAAGATAACGAATAGCACGTATCGTTCCTGGGATAATCTTTCCATTGTGAACCATATTTCCGTCTTCGTTAATCCTATACCCACGACGATATGCTTCAATTACACCTAATTTTGAATTTGAAATTTTTGTTTTATCCATACATACAACATTAAATTAATATTACATAATCGAATGATGTTTAAACCCTTGCAGCGTTTTTAAGTGGTCTCGTATATAATCTTCATGTTCTTTTCGCTTAAAAACCTTGGCGGCAGACTAACTTAATAATCTGACCGCCAAGGAAAAACAGCCTAATTTTAAAATTTAATCATTTTCTTATGACAAAGTAAAAAATGCGCCCTTAGATGGAATCGAACCATCTTCTCTACAATACTGGTCGGAGCTTTAAATCTACGTATGTAGCGCATTACCTAATTGCTTTAAGGGCATAACTCAACGACTTATCCCAAGCAGTTGAGAAAAAAGATAAATTATTTAAGTAAACAAAAACACTTAAAAAAGTGTATAATAAATAAAGCACTACTACTTTCACAAGCAGAAGCACATAGATGAAAAAATTGTAGTAGTTCTAGACTGACTCGAACAATCTCTAAGAGAACCAAAATCTCTTGTGCTACCGTTACACCATAGAACCTTTTAAAAGCATACCATTCTCACGAATAATATGCCTTTCGATAATAATAACTAATAAACCTTATTTTTTATCACCTAAAAAAAGAGTGTTGCAGAGTGCCAGACTCGAACTGGCGACCTCTAGGATATGAACCTAGCGAGCTACCAACTGCTCCAACCTGCGATTTGTGCAGCCTATCTTCACAGACGAACTGCATTCTCCTGTATTTCAATTCAGATTTTGATAATAATAAACAATCAAACAAGTAAATAAATCTTTCTCAACCGAGAGGTAAAACTCTCGAAAAACATTTTGAATCATATTGGAGATACTATCGGATTCGAACCAATATTTCCATACGATAAGAACGGTATCTTCTAGTTATATGACGTGCTTCCGATTGCACCAAAT